GCGGTCGATCTGCCTATCGACCTGGTGAATCACGCGACTTCAACCTGTGCGTTGGTGGTGGCGCTGGCGCTGATGGACACCACTCGGACATACCAGCCCAAGGGGATGGTCACCGGGGTGACTCCTGGAGCAGACATGGGGAACGTCACCGGGGCATAGATGACGTTGTCCTTGCTGGCCTCCAGCGTGACCGCAACGCCAGCGAGGGTCTTTCCCAGCAGGCATGCGGTCGCAGCGGCAGCCAGCGCCTGACCCGCAGAAGTTGCATTGCTGACGATATTGAAAGACGGCATGGTCGGCTCCGTAAGTGGTTGAACGGGAGGGGACCATAGGCGTCCCCACCCTATCAACCACTGATCAGATCGACTTGATCAGAGCGCCAGCCTGGGGAACCAGGACTTGCATGTCGATGTACTCGCGGCAGCGCAGCACGTCGGCGTTGATGTCCGGCCGGGGGTACTGCTCCAGCATGAGCGCACGCATGGCATCGAGGATGTTCATGGTGGTGAGCTCGTTGAAGGTGCTGGCCAGATCGTACACGAAGGTACGGCCCAGGGCAACCTCACGGACGTCCGTGTTGTTCTTCGCCTTGCGGAAGACCATGGCGTAGGTCGCGGGCCACAAGAACGTGAGGTTCTTGTTGGCAGCGCCTTCAGCGTTCTGGTCCCGCACACCGGGGGCGATGATGATCTCGTCCAGGCCGAACAGGTTGGCCAGCGACGCCAGCGGGAGCTCGAGCTGAACAGCGCTCGCGCCCATGCCGGTTCCGAAGCCGAAGTTCGCCCGGATGGACGTACGGATCTGGGCGTTCTTGCAGACGTTCAGGTAGGCCTCGTAGCTGAGCAGCATCGCGTTGCCGACCGCACCGGTCTGCTTGGCGATGTTCAGCTTGGCGGTCATGACGTCATCCAGGGGCTTGCCCGTGGAGCTGTCGCCGCCCGACCACGGCGCGGCTGCCGTGACGAGGTTGGTGGCCAGGGTCGCCTCACCGCCGGCGGAGAACAGGGCCTGCGAGAGCGCATAGTCACGCGCACGCAGGACGATGTGGACCAGCTTGCGGGTGATGACTTCCTGGGCGTAATCGCGGCCCAGGATTTCGTAGTCCTCGAACGACAGCGGCTCTTCCACACCGGCTTCAGTGCAGGAAAAGTTCGACTGTCCGAGCTTGCTCTGGATCTGCGCGAACCCGGTCTTGGGGGCGTGCTTGATCGAGAGGGCCTGGGCATCGGTGAAGAGGAAGCTGGGGATGGCCCCGAACCGCTTCTGCACGATGATGGTGGGTAGGACCTTGTGAGCGACGTAGGCCTCCTCGGGCATCCCTTCCTGAAGGATGGGGCCGAGCAGGTCCAGTCGCGGAGTTGCGGTACCGGTATTGATCACTTGAGTGGTTCCTTGATGTCAGTGTTAGAGGGGGAGGACTTCGAATTCGATGCCATCGCCGGACGCCGCCTCGAGGGCGATACCGACCTGGATCGAACCGGCAGCGGTCTTGGAAACCTTGCCAGCCGCCGCCTTGTAGACGGGGTCACCGGCTACGATCGCCTCGGAGGCGGTCATGACAGCGGTTCCGGCGTGCGGGAAGCGGACGGGGATCTGCTCGCCCGAGACGCGGGGTTCCTGCGACACGCCCACCCAGTCACGGGTGACGCCGAGGACGCAGTGGGCGCCGAGTAGGGTGACCAGTCGCCGCGAAGCGATGGTGGCGGAGGCAGTGACTGCCTTGCCGGGGTTGTTGGTCTGGGTGCTCATTCTACAGTTCCTTGGCGGTCGGGTACGCGGCGCGAGCTGCCTTGCGGAGCTTGAAGCCGGTCAGTGAGGGGTCCTTGGCGGCGATGACCTTCATCGCCTGGGTCATGGTCTCGACCTGCTCGGCCTCGACCTTCTTGTGCTCGCCTTCGCCGGCGATCTTGAGATGCTTGTCGGCACCCTTGGCGGCGATCTGGAGCTTGTTCTTGGTCTCGCTCTCCTGGCCTTCGTTGCCCTTCTGGGCGTAGTCGTGCAGCTTGCTCTGGAGACCCTTGTTCTCCTCCTCGAGCTGGGCGATGCGGTCGTCCTTGGCCTTGGCCTCTTTGTCCTTCTCGTCGATCTCGGCGGCGTGGACCTTGGTTGCGATTGCGGACTCGTCGAGATTCTCGGTGACACACCGAGCGACGAGACCATGGTGCTTCTCGGCATACTTGCCGAGCAGGGCCTTGAGCTTATCGCTCATAGGAGTCTCCGTTGTGACAGGGGTTGGTTTCTTCTGGGCAGCGACCCGGCCTGTCTCCGAATCGGCACCGAACGTGAGAATTGAGGATTCATAGATCTGGCCACCATACAGCACGCACAAAGGCATATCCTGGTCGTTGCAGTAGGTCCGGCCATTGACCTGAATTGATTCGCCCTTTGCCACCAGATGCCAGCGGCCCTCCGGCCCGGCTTCAGCACCGACGCTTACCTGGAGAGGAACACCGGCACGCGCCTGAGCGCCGATTCGCACGGCGTCCGGCAGCACGGCGGCTTCCATCTCATTGGCCGGCACGATCAGATGGAAGTCACCCTCGACCCCGGCCTCATTGGTGGCAAACCCGTCCCAGTAGCCAATGACCTTGTCTGATTCATGGTTGGCCAGGGCCGCTACCCGATTGGTCTTGGCCTTGACTGAGGTCAGGTCAATGACGAGGCGCACAGGGCGCGGATTGCCCTTGCTGTCGTCGTGTAGGCCCGGAACCGAGCAGGTCATCTCGCTGCCGGCGTTCAAACGCCAGCGCCCGGTCCTGGAGGCAGTAGCCTCGCCGACCTGTGTTGCGAGTTCAGCGACGAGACGTGCGATCACGTAGGCTCCTATCCATGAACTTGCCCGACTTCGGGGCGGGTTTCGTCGTTGCGTTCGGGGGTGCGTTGGCTTCCTCAGCCTTGCCCTCAGGCACGTTCGGGCTAGGCAGCGCGGTCGACACGCCCTTCTCCTCGTGCTTCACACCGCTCTTCAGGCTGCCAGGGTCCACGGCGTCGTCGACCTTGATGTCCGCCTTCTCGACCTCGGCGATCTTGATCTCGTCCTCGAAGCCCAGGAAGAAGTACGGGTTGACCTTGAAGTCGGGGAACGCCACGTTGTGCTTGATGGACAGTTCGCTGGCGAACTCCAGCTCCATGAACCGCTCTTCCATGAACTCACGCCAGCGGGGGCCGTGAACACGGTGGCGGGTGGTGAGCCCTTTGAGCAACCCAAGTTGCTGGGCCTCGTACTCGGCACCCTCATCAGGCCACGAGATCTGAGGCCACGCGAGCTCATGCTGCTCCCACTCTTCGTGGAACGGTATCTCACCATCCTCGATCATGCCGGCGATGAGCCAGTGGTACCAGTTGGTCATGACTGGACCGAACGTCTGAGTCTGCCAGACCTTGATACGGTCACGGGCCATCTGCACCAGCGCACGATTCACCGACCACGACAGGCCACGCACGTCATTGTATACGAACTCGTACGGCAAGCCCACGTTCGCGCAGAACTGGCGAAGAAGTTCCATAAGGAACGGCACGGCATCGCGGTTCGGGCGTTGCGGGTTGATCGGGACGTACTTCTTTCCGTTCGGTAGATCCAGAAGAGCACCAGCGGTGGTCGGCTGCCAGTCTATCTGACCGTCGGAGCTAAGGCCACCGCGCACCGTCTGTGAGGGGTCTACGCCCGCGTTTCCTGGGGTGAACGGGTGGCTGTTCCCGATATCACCGTCCGGGTGCTCGATGGCACCGTATATCTGTGAACCCTGTTCAGCGGCGATAATCTCGGACTCCCTGAAGGAATCCAGACGCTCCCAATCATCAAGAGAAGCGACGAGAAGCGGTACCCCTCGTGTTTGAGAAAACCTTGACCTATTCGCCAGCCACTCCACCACGTCCGCACCCCAATCATCGCCGCTGTCCAGGTTGAGCCTGCCCATATTGTCGTATGGGCAGATGTGATACTCGGTGATCTGACCAATGTCATCCATCCGGACGCCATCGACGTTGTGATCCCCGAGCTGGCCACCATCGGTAAGTTGTTCACTCTCGTAGAACTGCACGGTGCGGTTCTCTAGCTTGATGAACCCAGATTCACCATCTACTGCGAACGCGCGGACGAGGTCGTACTGGCCACGGTAGCCGGAACGGATACCACGGGAGTCCACCCCCCCGCGATCCTTGAGCATCTTCTGGTGGACCTTCTTGGCGACCACCTTGTTCCACTCGGCGTCTTTCGTGGTGGGCCGGTACTGCACGCCCTCGCCCACCACCGCACACGTGAAGGCGTCGTTCAGGATGCGGAACGTGTCCGCATTGCGGTCCATGTCGCGCGACAGTTCGCGCATCATCCGCCGTGACCACATGTCCACATGCTGGTCGCCCGACCCACCATAGGGGGTCTGGTTGCGCGACCGGGGATTCATCGCAGCGCGGTAACTGCCACGGCGAGCCTGAACGGCCCGGCGCTTCACCGCGATGATCTCCTGGAGACGAACGTGGAAATCAGTGGCTGCCGTCACCGGATCGAGCACCTGCTTGATCTTGGTAACGGTACGAGCCTGCGTCTTAACGGCGTCACGCCGCTTCTGCTTGGCCACTACGGCTGGACGCTTCGCTGACTTAGCCACCGAATGATACTCCTGAATTCGGTGGTGCGACCGTTCCGCCATCGACTCGCCGCGTTGGCTGGAACCTGACCATGCCCACACGGTTCACCACCGCCTCCAGGCGATTGAGCTCACGCATGATCATGCCACTTGGTAGGAGCATCTGATTGATGACCTCGGGGTCGTACATGACGCCATCGGCCATGGTCTTCGCGCCAGACTGCATCTCCATTAGGCTTTGCACATGCATCTGAAGACGGCTCAGGGCAGTCACCGGTTCGGTGGTGCGGTACCTGATCCAGTCTTCATAGCCAGTCGCCATCTTGGGTGCGTGCTCCTTTTACAGGGCCAAGCATTACCGACAGGGGTCTACTTGCAACTAGAATTCCCGCCGGAAAATACCGTGCCGCCGCTGCACCCTGTACAGGCTACCCTCCGGCTTTGACTCACGCCGATTGGTTTGCAGGGGGCTGCCAACCCTTACGGGTGTATTAGCGGTACCGGCATTCGGAAGGTCGTTGACTGGCCCGTTGCGGTGAGCCGGTGGGGCAATGCTTTCCACCCGCTTCTTCTCCATGAGGTAGCCCTGAATGAGTACCTCAGTCATCTTGGCGCAGTCCAACCAATCGTTACGACCAGCGCCACGAACTATGATACGCTTCTTCGTATCGGGGTCGATACCAGTCTGCTCACTCACAAGGTGCCTGAAGATTGCAATGTCTTGCGTTCCAATTCCATATGGGAAGTGAGTGGCACCGACAGCATCCACTGGACGCCGCAAGGTTTGATGGAACATGTCTCGTCCAGCATCAGAGTGATGTAGAATAAGCCCGTCACGCCAGTACGCAAGCCCCTCCATGTCGGTGTCCTCCGCCTTCATGTGGCGGGTCATACCTGTCATGGCCCTCCACGGCGACCCAACGTCGTTGACCCAGCCCCTCAAATCCTCAGTGTTGTCAGCCACGTCAAGGCCAGCGCACACGATATCAGCGGTGCCGCAATACTGTTTGACGGCTGCCCACACTCGGTTCAACATGGCGCGGGTCTCTTGCTTGTCGGCTGGTTCATGGTCTAGGCGGGCGTATTCGTACCCCCACCCGACTAGCCATGACGTATTCAGGCGGTCAAAGGCCCGTAGAATCCAGTAGACACGGTTATGCTGGACGTCCACCGCCAGCACAGATCGCTCGGCTTCCTGGGGGACAGGTGCGACGTGGCGGCTGTAGAGGAACTGGTCAGGCTGCGCCGGGTCTCTATCAGAGATGGCACGGGTCGGCCCCCACTTCTCTTTGTTCGTACGCCTCTGCAGGAACTGCCACGTGATGAGGCCAGCCGTCTCCATTTCCTCTATCTCACCGGTGTACTCACAGCACAGTTGGTCTCTATAGAACGACCGCATCGGGCCATGCTCGCCAGCATCGAGCGCCCGCATCGCTCTAAAGTGCTCGGATGCCAGGGTGGCAAGGGACCGCAGGCTACTATCTAGGGCCGTCCAAAGCAGACCGAACGTCATGGTGCGAGGCTTGTCCCCTATCACCACCCCATCCTCGTTTACCGCCTGCCCATCATGCACAAGCCGCCAGTCCTGCAGGGCCAGCGCACGCCTGTCGTCGTTCCACAGAACGTCACACTTGCCGCACCTGTATTTGACTGTTGACATGGCAGTGACTTCATCTGCTCCGTCGTATAGGACATTAGCCCACTCCAGCGGCTGCCAGTGGCCGCAGTCCGGGCACTTGAACCAGAGCCTTGACTTGGTGCTGTCGGCGTACATGCCCAGGATAATGGATCCGCTATCGCTCTTGACGGTACTGGTGTAGAACCGCTTCGCCTTGCGCCCGAACGAATCAGCACGCTTGGCCACCAGCTCAACCCTATGGCGGTCCCTATACGAGTCCACCTCGTCGTTGATAATGACCGGTGCGGTGACTGCTGCCTGCGCCGCTTCACTCTTACCACCACCAGGAATGCCATAGAGCATGCCTGCACGGACGCCAGTTGCCGGGTCACGTAGGAGAATAAAGCTGAGAGACTGGCTGCCCTTGCTGCCCTGGCCCTTGCTGGGCATCCACGGCTTGTACTCAGAGCTCTCGATCACGGGCAGCATCTTGCCAGTCCAGGCCTCATCGATCTTAGGCCCCGTCGGCTGGGAGTACACTACGCTCTGCCTAGCGCAGCACAACGCCCTCAAAGTGGCGACCATCAGTAGTAGAGACTTGCCGGTTTGCACCGCACCTACGAGGATATACCTCACCCAATCCGCATCTAGCTCCTGGGTGACAGCCGCGTGAACCGGATCGAGCTCTGGGTCATAGGTTTGCCCGGCCATGGGGCCGTCTGGAAACTTGATTTTCGACGCCACTTCGCGGTGATTTGGAATGGCCTTCGGTGGCGCAATGCACAATCGGGCGACACGCCTGACCTGTTCTATGTCGCCACGGATCTTTATTTTCAACTTCTGGTCGGGGTTACTTGACACGGCTCAGCCTATTGCGGAGCGCGGTGATTGCTTCCTCGCACGAATCCTTCAACATCTCCATCGTGTCTAATGGTATTCCTCTTTTATGTAAACGGCGAATGATATCCTGGGTAAGCCCTTCAAGTTCCCGAAGCCACGCGAGATGCTCTTTCTCCAACATGTCCTGCGCCTTCGACGTCGTTACAAGTACCCCAGTCTTTTCATAGAAGTCTAGTCGAGCAGTCGCGGCTTCGATTTCTGCCTTATCAGCCATCCCGGTCTCTTTCTTGAGCTTGCTGCCCAAGAACTTCTCCTGGAATGAAGCCGTAGTTACTCGAGCGTGTCCGGGCTTTCGGGGAGCGCCGTCTCCCAATTCGTCGTCAGTTTCAGGGGCTTCGGGAACGCTATCCGTTTTACGGAAGCGGGGCAGCGCTCTGGCCGCAACTGATGGCTCATTTTTCTTAGGCATGACTAGAACTGTAACACTTCTAATTTTCTTTGCCAGCAATTTCCGGATGATGCCCGACGGGACC